GCTAAAGTGGCCTACGGCATAGGTGAAATGCCACAGGATGAGTACGAGTTTATAGATGTGGTATCAGGATACTAATTTATGAAAGAAAAAGAAATGTTCCTTGAGACGCTAGAAAGCTGGCTAGAGACTAAGCTGGATGGCTGGCGTGACCACTTCGATGCTAATTACTCAGAGAAGTTTGACGAATACTATCGCCTATGGCGTGGCATCTGGTCTTCTGATGACCGTACAAGAGACTCAGAGCGTTCAAGGATTATCAGTCCTGCACTACAGCAAGCTGTTGAATCTTCTGTAGCAGAGATAGAAGAAGCTACCTTTGGGCGTGGTAAGTGGTTCGACATCAAAGATGACCGCAATGACCCTGAGAAGGCTGACATAGTTTACCTACGTGAGCAGCTACACGAAGACTTTGCACAGCACAAAGTACGTAAAGCTGTAGCTGAGTCACTAATCAATGCTGCTGTGTTCGGTACTGGCATAGCTGAGATAGTCCTAGAGGACGTTAAAGAGATGGCTCCTGCCACACAGCCTATCATGGGTGGTGAGCTACAGGCAGTAGGCGTAAACATTGTAGAGAAGACTACGTGCAAGCTACGTCCTATCATGCCTCAGAACTTCTTGATTGACCCTGTTGCTACTTCTGTGGAAGAAGCTATGGGCGTAGCCATAGATGAGTTTGTTCCTATGCACTACGTTGAGCAGATGCAGGAGAAGGGTGTATTCAAGGATGTTCATGTCGGTGAAGCATCACCAGACTTTGACATTGAGCCAGACCAAGAACTTACTCGTTATGAAGACGATAAAGTAAGACTTACGAAATACTACGGTTTAGTACCTAAGCACCTCCTTGATGACGCAGATGTCGATGAAGACGATGAAGTAGTCGATTTGGGCGAAACTGAAGAGGACGAAGGTTACTATGTAGAAGCTATCGTTGTGTTAGCTAACGGTGGCATTCTGCTCAAGGCAGAGCGTAACCCCTACATGATGCAAGACCGTCCTATCGTGGCTTTCCCGTGGGATGTAGTACCCGGTAGGTTCTGGGGTCGTGGTGTCTGTGAGAAGGGTTACAACAGCCAGAAGGCTTTGGACGCAGAACTAAGAGCAAGAATAGACGCTCTGGCACTGACAGTCCATCCTATGATGGCTATGGATTCTACACGTATCCCAAGAGGGTCACGTTTAGAGGTTAAACCCGGCAAGCTGATTCTGACTAATGGTGACCCACGAGAAGTGCTACAGCCATTTAACTTTGGTCAGGTAAATCAGATTACTTTTGCTCAGGCTGCTGAGTTGCAGAAGATGGTACAGACAGCTACTGGTGCTATCGACTCTGCTGGTATTCCAGGTTCAATCAATGGGGAGGCTACCGCTGCTGGTATCTCCATGTCTCTTGGTGCAATCATCAAGCGTCACAAGCGCACACTGATTAACTTCCAAGAGTCTTTTGTCATTCCATTTGTCACTAAAGCTGCTCACAGGTATATGCAGTTCAACCCCGAAGCGTATCCTGTTGCTGATTACAAGTTTGTGGCCTCTAGCTCTCTGGGCATCATCGCCAGAGAATATGAAGTAACTCAGCTTGTGCAGCTACTACAGACAATGCCAGCAGACTCCCCGTTGTACCTCTCACTGATTCAGTCAATCATTGATAACATGAATCTATCAAATCGTGAGGAACTAATAGAGCAACTAGCTCAGGCAAGTCAGCCTACACCAGAGGCACAGCAAGCAGCTCAGGCAGCACAGCAAGTACAGCTTGAGTTCCAGCAGTCACAGACTAATGCACTCAACGGTCAAGCTGCTGAGTCGCAAGCCAGAGCGCAGAAGATTGTTGCTGAGACCCAGGCCATTCCAGTCGAGCTGGAGAATGACAGGATAAAAGCTGTGTCTACTAACATCAGAGCTGGTGACCAGGACGATAAAGAGTTTGAGAGGAGAATTAAACTAGCCAATACGCTATTGAAGGAACGTGAGATAGCTGTAAAGGAGCAAACCAATGGTCAGCCATCGTGAGTTAGAAGCAGTAGTCGCACAGGTGAATGCTGAGTTTGAACGTCTTAATAACCGCATAGCGGAGTTAGAGAATGCCAAAGAAGAAAGACCCACGCCTAGCAAGAGTAGGAGTAAGCGGGTTCAACAAGCCAAAGAGGACACCGAGTCATCCAACTAAGTCTCATGTCGTTGTCGCTAAAGAAGGCGATAAAGTAAAGACTATTAGGTTTGGACAGCAGGGTGTTAGTGGTGCAGGTAAAGCACCTAAGACTGCTAGTGAGAAAGCTAGACGTAAATCTTTTAAGGCTAGACACGCTAAGAATATCTCTAAAGGAAAAATGAGTGCAGCTTACTGGGCTGACAAGGTAAAGTGGTAATGTCTTTATACAAAAATATACACGCTAAACGCAAACGAATAAAGGCTGGTTCAAATGAACGTATGCGTAAACCCGGTTCAAAAGGTGCGCCTACCAACAAGGCGTTTAAAGCAGCAGCAAGAACAGCTAAAAAGAAATGACAAAGGTAAAGGCAGAGAAGTTAGACGCTTTATTCTTTCTAGTACAGAACACTGCTGGTAACTGGACACCTGAAGAAGTCATGGAGATGTATTACTACATCGAGCAAGAGATAGAACCTTTTGATGAGCCCACAGCTACAGTTTTAGATTTAATTGAAAGCAAGGAGCAACACTGATGCCAAAAGTAGGCGGTAAAAGTTACCCATATACTGCAAAGGGTAAAGCAGCAGCTAAGAAAGCTAAAGCTAAGATGAAGAAAGGCAAATACAAAAAGTAATCGTCCCGTAAGGAGAAACGATGGAAAAAGAACTTGAGGAATACTACAACAACTTCTTTGAGACATTTAGAACAAAAGGCTGGAAACAGCTAATCGAAGAAGTAGATAACAACATAGAACAACTTGATAACTTAGAGGCTACTAAAGACGAACAAGACCTTTTCTACAGGAAGGGACAACTTGCAGTCTTTAATAACCTAAAGAATCTGGAGCAGTTAATGATTGCTGCTCAAGAGCAAGCAGAGTCTGAGGATAACGAAGATGATGCTATTTGACTTTAAGTGTGACAAAGACCACGTAACAGAGAAGCTGGTAAGTTCTGACGTAACAGAGGTTACCTGTCCTGAATGTGATGGAGTTGCACTTAGGCAAATATCTGCTGTTCGCTCTAAGCTAGACCATATTAGTGGTGACTTCCCAGGAGCTACTATGAGATGGGCTAGACAGCGTGAAGAGAAGATAAAACACGAGCGGAAGACAAGCGAATAGCCCTTCCTCCTTTTAAAGCCAATATCCACAATGTTTAAGCACGGAGTTTAATAATGGCTAAATTTATTGATGAGCGTCCCGAAGAGGAAAACGCAGATACCACCGAGTCCTTTGAAGCTGTAGAAGAAGAAGTTGCAGTAGAAGAGGATAACTCAATACCTGATAAGTATCGTAACAAGTCTGTTGAAGAACTGGTACAGATGCACCAAGAGGCTGAGAAGCTGGTTGGTAAACAAAGTTCTGAAGTAGGTGAGTTGCGTAAAGTGGTAGATGACTACATTACTCAGCAGACACAACTCTCGCAGAAGCAAGAACCTGTCGAAGAAGTAGACTTTTTCGCAGAGCCGGACAAGGCTGTTAGTAACGCTATAGACAATCACCCGTCTGTCCAAGAAGCAAAGCAGATGGCACAGGAGTACCGTAAAAGTACTGCTCTAGCACAACTTCAATCAAAGCATCCTGACATGAATGCTATCTTGCAGGATGAGAAGTTTGTTGAGTGGGTAAACGGTTCTGCTATGCGCTCTAGGTTGCTGAAACAGGCAGACCAGCAGTACGACATAGATGCAGCAGATGAACTTTTTTCTAACTGGAAAGAACGTCAGCAACTTCTAGGCACGACTGCTGAGGCTGAGAAGTCACAGCGTAAACAGCAAGTCAAAGCAGCAGCTACTGGCAGTGCTAGTGGCAGCGGTGAAAAGGCTTCAAGAAAAATCTACAGAAGGGCAGACATTATTAATCTTATGAGAACTGACCCTAACCGCTACCAGGCTATGTCAGAGGAAATACTGAAAGCCTACTCTGAGGGAAGGGTCAAAAGCTAAAACTATAGGAAACTATTATGGCTACTTCCACTTATCCCGCTATGGGCGGTGCTGTTGATAATACTTCAGCAGCAACTTTTATCCCAGAAATATGGTCTGATGAGGTAATTGCTGCCTATCAGAAGAACCTTGTTCTGGCTAACCTTGTTACCAAGATGTCTATGACAGGCAAGAAAGGTGACACTCTTCACATTCCTAAGCCAGTTCGTGGCTCTGCTAATGCTAAATCAGTTAACACTGCTGTAACATTGCAGGAAAACACTGAAAGTGAAGTTTCTATCACTGTCGATAAGCACTTTGAATACACTCGTCTTATCGAAGACATCACTGACGTTCAGGCTCTGGCTTCTCTGCGTACATTCTACACAGGTGATGCTGGCTACGCTCTGGCAAAGCAGGTTGACGATGACCTGTTTGCTCTGGGCAAGTCTCTGGGTGACGGTGATGGCTCTGACTGGACTCACAGCAACGTCTACTACCCAGACGCTTCTACTGGTCTGACAGCCTATGCTGTTGACACTGTAGTTGCTGCTGACGTATTTAGCGATGCTATCTTCCGTGACCTCATCCAGTTGGCTGACGATGCAGACGTTCCTATGGACGGTCGTGTGTTCGTTATTCCACCTAGCCTTCGCAATGCTATTATGGGCATTGACCGTTACGTGTCTTCTGACTTCGTAGATGGTCGTGGCGTAAGCAATGGACTGATTGGTAACCTGTACGGCATTGACGTATATGTTACTTCTAACTGTCCTACCATTGAAACTGCTGCTGAAAACTCAGCGGGTGGTGCTGTTAAAGCCTCCATGCTTGTTCACAAGGACACTATGGTTCTTGTTGAGCAGATGGGTGTACGTTCACAGACACAGTACAAGCAGGAATATCTTGCTAACATGTACACTGCCGATACTCTGTACGGTACTGGTGTACTACGTGCTGACTCTGGTTTCGTACTGGCTGTCAACGCCTAAGTAATAAGAGTAAGACGGGGGTGTAAAAGCCCCCGCATCTTTTAATATCTAAGAACACGGTTAGGCAGGAATATGACTGATTATACTAAATCTACAAACTTTGCTACAAAGGACTCGTTGCCTTCTGGCAATCCTGCCAAGATAGTTAAAGGCACAGAAATAAACACAGAGTTTGACAACATAGCGACTGCTGTTGCTACTAAGTCAAATTCAGCTTCTCCTACATTTACAGGCACACTTACTGCTGCCGATGTATCCATCACAGGAAACACCACACTAGGTAATGCTGCAACTGATACTGTTACTATCACAGCAGATGTAGCTTCTAATGTTATCCCCAGTGCAGACAGCACATACACTCTAGGGGACTCTTCTAATTATTGGTCACACGGCTATGTCGATGCAGTTACCACAACAGGTAACGTATCAGTCGGTGGCAATCTGACGGTAACAGGCAATGCGACAATATCTGGCAATCTTACTTTTGGTGACGCATCTACAGACACGATTAACCTTACTGCCGATATTGCGTCAAATATTCTGCCTTCCGCAGACAACACATACGACATTGGAGGCACAGGAGCCGAGTGGAAAGACATCTATATTAATGGTGTTGCGTATGTTGATTCTATTGATTTGGCTGGCACTAGCATTACCGCTACTGGTGCAGAACTTAACACCCTAGATGGCATCACAGCCACGACTGCTGAGTTGAATACCTTAGACGGTATCACTGCGACAGTCACAGAGTTAAACTACACTGATGGCGTTACCTCTGCTATACAGACACAGCTAGATAACAAACAGCCTCTTGATGCTGACCTGACAGCCATTGCTGCTCTTGCTAACACTGACGGTAACATTATCGTAGGCAACGGTACTGCGTGGGTTGCTGAGTCAGGAGCGACTGCTAGAGCCTCTCTGGGGCTTACCATAGGCACTGATGTACAGGCGTATTCATCCGTCCTTGCGGGCACTACAGCCTCTTTTACTACAGCAGACGAAACTAAGCTAGATGGTATAGAAACGGGTGCTACAGCAGACCAGACAGCCTCTGAGATACTTACTGCCCTTCTTACAGTGGACGGCACAGGTACAGGATTAGATGCTGACCTGCTCGATGGTAACCACTCGACAGCCTTTGCTACTGCTGCTCAGGGTACACTAGCTGACTCAGCACTACAGTCTAGTGACATTGGTAGTTCTATACAGGCTTACGACAGTAACCTCACATCCTTTGTTGGTACGTTTACTCTTCCTACAACAGACTCTACTGCTGGCTACGTCCTGAAGACAGACGGTGCTGGTACACTGAGTTTTGTTGCACAGTCAGCCTATGATGAATCTACAGTAGCCATCACAGGTGGCTCTATCAATGGGACTACTATTGGTGCTACTACCGCCTCTACTGGTAACTTTTCTACGCTATCTATTGGTGGCACAGCTATTACTTCTACTGCTGCTGAGTTAAATATTCTTGATGGTGTTACGGCTACCACTGCTGAATTAAATATTCTTGATGGTGTTACGGCTACAACCGCAGAGGTAAACATTCTCGATGGCGTTACAGCTACCACTGCTGAACTAAACTACAACGACATCACCACACTGGGAACCACAGAGGCTTCAAAGGCAGTAACAGCAGATTCTAACGGTGTTGTGACATTCGACAACGGTATCAGTGAAGAATACACGGCTGTCACTTCATCCAGCAACGCTACTACCTGTAATATGCAGGACGGTACAAACTTCTCACACACGCTGACAGAGAACACTACGTTTACGTTTAGCAACCCAGCAACTAGTGGTAAGACATCTAGCTTTACTCTAAAGATAATACAGGACGCTAGTGCTTCTGGGTACACAGTAACATGGCCTGCTGCTGTTGATTGGCCTTCTGCTACTGCACCTACGCTAACAGCCACAGCGTCAGCCGTGGACTACTTTGTTTTCATCACGCATGATGGCGGTACTACGTGGTACGGCTTCACTGCTGGACAGGCGATGGCTTAATGACTGCTAGTAAGAAACTAATTCAGGCTGCTGCTGGCAATGTTGCTGGTGGGGACTTCTATCCGTATACGATAGATAACTCTGCTCGGTTTGATGGTAGTTCTTATCTATCAAAGACTCTTGCAAATTCAGATGGGAAAAAATGGACAGTATCTTTTTGGTATAAACCTTCAGACATAACAGCTAATATAAAACAGCATTTTCTTGAAGCAAGTAGCGGAGCCGCTTTAACAAATATCCATACATATAATAATCAAATGACTATTGAGTATTATTCTGCTCCAAATAACTATTATATAAGAACAGCGGCAATATTTCGTGACCCGTCATCTTGGTATCATATTGTCATAGTTTTTGACACAGCAAATGCTACGTCTACCGATAGGATGATTATATATGTTAATGGCATAAGACAGACTAATTTTGCTGTGACTTCTTATCCCCCACAAAACACAGTAGGTCACATCAATACAAGTTTAGCACATAATATAGGCCGTCTGCCTTCTGGTTACAATTTTAAAGGTTATCTTGCAGAGTATCACTTTATTGACGGAACTGTTTATGACGCATCTGCTTTTGGTGAATCTAAAAACGGTGTGTGGATACCTAAAAGCCCATCTGTAACTTATGGCACTAACGGCTTTTACTTAGCCTTCCAAGACTCTAGCAATCTTGGTAATGACGTAAGCGGTAACAACAACGACTTCACATCTTCAGGGCTGACAAGTTCTGACCAGATGACTGATACGCCTACTAATAACTTTCCGACATGGAATCCGCTATTATCCGGTTTAGCTTCCGGGACACCAACACTAAGTAACGGTAATCTTGATGTATTAACTCCCGGTGCAGGGTCAGGCCATGCTTACGCAACAATGGCTATTCCTGAATCTGGTGATTGGTATTGGGAAGTAACATGGAATACAGGAACGTATTGGCTTGCCGGTATTGCTGAGGTTGACCGAAGCACAGTATATTCTCCATTAGCCAAAAGTATTATGTACCACAGCAATGGATTTTTCTATGAAGATGCAACTTCTCATACAGGATACACTGCGGCCTCTACTGGAGATGTCGTAGGAATACGGGCTAATGTAGATGCGGGGACAGTATCTTTCTATTTGAATAATACTTTGCTGGATACATTTACCTATGATGTTAAAGGAATGTTTCCGCAAACAGGCGATGCTAGTGGTACTCCGGGTGTCAACACTATAAGTGCAACTGGTAACTTTGGGCAATCATCCTTTACTTACACGCCTCCCGGAACTTCAGTAGCACTCTGCACAGCCAACCTCCCAGAACCCACTATCGGGCCGAATAGTGCTACACAGTCTGATGAGAACTTCGCTCCTGTACTCTACACAGGCAACGGCACAGCTATCGGTAGTGGTGGCAAGACCATCTCTGACTTGGAGTTTCAGCCTGACTTCACATGGATTAAGAACAGGGACGCAACTGACAACCATATGTTGTTTGATGCTGTACGTACTGCAACTAAGTATTTATCATCCAACTTAACCAACGCTGAAGCAACCGACACAGAATCACTGACATCGTTTACTTCTACTGGGTTTACACTTGGTAATAACGTAGCAGTAAACACCAACGCTGAAGACTATGTAGCTTGGAACTGGAAAGCCAACGGTTCTGGTGTATCCAACACCGATGGAACCATAACCTCTACTGTATCTGCTAACACTGATGCTGGGTTTAGTATTGTAACTTACACTGGCACTGGAGTTGAATCTGCGGAAACTATTGGTCATGGACTTGGAGTTGCGCCAAAGGTTGTTATTACAAAATCAAGAGATGCTACACCAGCCTATAACTGGAATACATACCATTATGGTGTTGACGCATCTGCCCCCGAAGATTGGTTTGTGGCTTTAAATAATAATGCCGCAAGAGTTTCTTACACAGCGGCAGACTTATGGAACAGAACACAACCAACAAGTTCAGTTGTTCATGTTAATAGTATTCTAGCAAGCGGCGGTTCTTCAGATAGAATGGTTTTTTACTGCTTCGCAGAAGTAGAAGGCTTCAGCAAGTTCGGAAAATACACAGGCAACGGAAATGCTGACGGCCCCTTTGTTTACACAGGTTTTAGACCTGCTTGGGTTATGGTTAAAAGAACAGACTCTTCAACAGGAGGCTCTTGGGCTATAAGAGATAGCGCAAGAAACCCAGAAAATCCTCTTGATGTAGTTTTTTATTCTGACGGAAGTAATGCAGATGCAGACTGGTCATCTTACCCAATAGATTTTTTAAGTAATGGATTTAAGATAAGGGCGAGTAATTCAAATCAGAACGCTTCAGGTTC